ATCGGGCCAGAAAAAGTAGAAAAGCTCATTTTAAAATTCCTTATGTGCAAGTCGCTACGTAATTAGCACATTATCCGCTGGGACGGTTTACGTAGCTGTTAACCCCAGAAATTAAACAATAGTACCGTCCGGGTTACGGACGATGTATCTCAAGATAGCAGTAACACGCCCAGCAGTATAGGTACCGCTAACCGTGTATCCAAACGTGGCGTCAGTAGTACCGACGTTTCTAAGCAAAAGCCCCACGCTTATACTATTAAGAAACCCTTGATACGGCCCCGGCGTTATGGCGTCGGGTGGGGTATATCCGTCAAACAAGCTATTTATAGCTGAACTAGCTGTAATAGCCGTGCCGTTGATATTAAAAGTTATTGCGGGGCTAGTGCCAGTTGTACTTACCGTCTTCAACAGGTCAAGCTGAAGAACTAGCGAACCAGCAGGGATAGCAAAACAAGTAGTAGTGACGAACGTAGCCGGGACGATATCAAAACTCTGGGTTACAACTGTAGCGCCAAGATTCTTGATATTGCCAGCGGTAGTACCCGTAGTGTTACGGACAGTACCAAGTAGCCACGGCCCAAGGTGCGTTGCGAGTCCCACGGGTACCCCTATATTTACCTATAATCGACTATAAAGAGGGGGAGTCAGGTTGCCCTGACCCCCGTCTCATCAGGCACCAGCCGAGCCCCAAATGCTCAACGGGTCGCTCCAGCCGAAGCTGTAACGCTCGCGAGCCTTGTAGCGCACGTTGCCCGTGTCGAAGTCACCGTCCATGCTGTTAGCCAGCGGCGAACGCACGAAGTGCTTCAGGCCATTCGGCACATCCGTCATCAGGTAGTACCCGTTAGGGTCAGTGAGGAAGTGGTTGACCTTGTAGCCTTCCGGAATCGAACCCATCGCCTTGAGGGCGTTGATGTCGTTATCCGTCGTGCCGACACGCAGCTCAGTGTCAAGCAGACGCTTGGCAACGAACATGAGGGCCGGAGGAACGACGAGCTTGCGAGGCTTGGCAGCGATGAGCAGACCACGCTCGTCAGTCCAAGCGGCAATCTGGATGACCGCCGCTTCAAGCGACGTTTCATTCAGGTCAGCCGCAGTAGCCTGCGTGTTGCTGTTCGTACCACCGGACACCAGCGGGTGAGCCGTTGAGAACAGCGGCACGCCGTCACCGCCCGCGTAGAGCGCCGAGAAGCCGTTGTTGATGACCGACGCAGCCTTGACCTGCTTCGTGTACGCCATACCACGGGCCAGAGCCTTGGTGTAACGCGACGAGAGCGAGTCGTACAGGTTGTCCTCAACCGCTTCTTCCGTGATGGAGAAGCCGAGGGCGATGGTCTCGTGGTTGTAACGAGCAGTCCAAGCTTCCTGCGCGTTGTCGTACGCGATTGCCTGACCTTCGTTCTTAACCGGAGCAGCGGAGAAACCCGACAACTTGGTCTCTTCTTCGAAGCTACGCTCCGAATTCTCGACCTCGTAGAGTTCCTTATGCTCTTCGCCGTAACGTGAGTACTCCAAACCGAACAGAGCGTTCAGGCCGGGGAGCAGTTCCTTGAGAAGTTGTGCGCGTGAAATAGCCATTTATTATTGCTCCCTTAGAGGCCAGCGGCGAGGTTGTAGGCTTGGTAACCGAAGTTCCAACCAACAATCACTTCCGGATAACCGAGATAGGTTACGTTGACAGGAACGGAGCTGCTGATAGTAGCCGCCGTACGGATGGTGATGGTTGTGGTACCGTTATTCGTCAACACGGTGTTGTAGTCACCCGGGCTGCAACCAGCAACGTAGGCACCCGTCGCAGCAACCTGCGCGATGAACTGCATACCCGGCTGGATGTTGGCGTTAGCCGCCGACAGCGTAACCGTAGCCGAGGAGCTACCCGTACCAACCGCCGTACCCGAAACCGTGTACACGGTGTCAGGAACAACCTGAATAATACGGAACGGAAGCGATGCGACCGTACGGGTGGAACCCGCGATGCCCGAAGCAGAAATCGCACCCGAAACACCCATCAGCGATGCGCCCGTAGCAGGACTCTGCCCAGTTGCAGCCGAAACGACATGGACGTTAGAGTTCACGAACGCGGGGTTCATGTAGCCAATCGTGGTCGTGGTGTTGCTCAGAGTGGTAATCGGCTGTGCAACGACAGCAACGCGGAAGTACGCGAGCGGGTCGTCAACAACGTAACCAACGGCGTCGTAAGAGACGGTGCCGCCAGCCCAGTACTGATAACGGTTCTTACCCAAAATCGGGCCGGACACCGAAGTGTATTCAGCACCGACGAACACGCCGAGGCCAACACCCGCCGCAGCGGAGCTAGCGCCCGTACCGTAGCTCGTTGCAACCAGCGTACCGCCAGCAGTTGCAGACGCGCCAAGACCGACGATGTCGCCGTTCCAGAGGCTAGTGCCGTAAGCGCTTTGAATGGGGAACATACGGGTCGAACCCGCGTATACCCGCCCACCTTGAAGGTTGACAGGCTTAAAGCCGTAAGGCTTGTCAATCGTTGGATATGCCATTGTGGCTCCTTAAAAAGAATTATTTACCCTTACCGAAGGTAGTCGTCGAACGGCGCTCGTTAAAGAGCGGCATCCGCTTATCCTCCGTCCGCATAAAACTGTTATCCACGGCTTCAATCTGAGACTGTGCTTGCTTGCGGTAATATTCATTCCGCTGCTCAGACATCTCTTCTGGAGCCTTACACAACAGGAGTCCGCCAATCTCAACATTGCCCTTAAAGCGACTGTTGGGGTCGGTCTGCATCATCAACTCCGGATGGTCTTCAGCCTTCACAGGCTCGTACCCCTCACGGAGCTTTGCGGAGAAATTCGTTGGGTCAGCTTGACCCATCATGGATGTCCGAATCCATCGATACGTCCAACCCGGTTGCGCGGATGGCGTAGGTAAAAGTTGCGGAGGAGTCCACGCCTTACGGCGAGTAGAAGCCTCACGATTTTCAATCTCACGCGACAAGCGATTATCAGCCATTGTTGCTCTCCAGTTTCATTACTTCACGGGCGTACTGTTCAGGCGAAATACCAAATTTCTTGGCAAGCGCCACAGCCGAAGCGGTAAGACGAACCTGACGAGGCGCGGAAGACCGCGTTACAGGAGCAACAACGCTACTGGCTTTGCTGCGCGGAGTGGGACGTTCCATCTCCGAATTTTCGTCCCCGAAATTTTCGGGAAAGCGTCGTCGAATTGAGCTGTCGATTTTCTCGTAGTAATCATTACTACTTGGGTCGATGCCAGAACGAACCAGCTTTTCATGCAGGCCGAGAGCGAGGGCGGTCATTTCAGTGTCCGCGCCAAACCAAGTATTTTTCTGTCGCCAAGCTTCGGCTTTAGAATCTACTTGGGGTGCTTGTGCCTGTTGATTACGTTGTACGCCTTCTTCTGTATCTTGTAAAGAGGGCTTATACCTTTCGTATTCCTTAATCTTAAACTTGGCGTCGGCAAGAGCTTCCTGAGCGTTGGCGAGTTCCTCAGAGTTGCCCGCCTCAAACGCTTCTTTAAACTTACTCTTAGCCGCCGCGAGTTCACCTTCTGCCGATTTTGTAGCCTCTTGGACATACAATTTCTGACCAAAGCCTACTTGCTGCTTCAGTCGCTTGTTCTCTTCCATCTGAACTTGGGCAAATCGGATGGCTTCCTCGCGTTCGCGGGTAGCCTCCTCCTTCAGCCTGCGCTCATCATGGAAAGCCTTACGGGCTTGGCTAATACGCTTCTTTACCTTGTCGGAGTAATCCTCAAGGTCATCCTTCTCAAGCTCGTCAACCATTTCCTTGGGGAGGGGCTTGCGACCCTTATCCTCAAAAGGAACGTCATCGACGATTTCGACCTTCAGGTCAGTATCGTCAGCCGTGGATTCTATATCTTTTTCGTCTGGAAATTTATACTCAGACATAACAATTCTCCTTAAGCGCGGCGGATGCCACGGGGGTCATCGACAATGCCTTCAACGGTATCGTCGTTGATGATGCGGAATTCCTTGCCGTGGATGACGACTCGGGTACCGGAATAGGGGCGAGCAAGGATGAAATCCCCGGCCTTGCACCATGGGCCACTGGGGAAACGGGTAGTATCCTTATAAGCATCCGGCCCCACCTTGACCACAAACAGAACCACGGTGGTCTGTTCCTCGGCCTTGACGGTGCTTTCTGCCTTAATGATGCCCCCTGCGTACTCTTCTTCCATTTGTGGGACAACACACAGCAGCTTGAACCCTGACGGCTCCGGAAGCTGAGTTACCTTATCAATGGTTTCCTGCGTCTGTGCGACGTTAATATCACTCATCTGCGTCTTGCTCCTGACGTTGCTGTAGGTCTTTGATTGTTTCCTTTGCGAACCTGAGACCCTCAACAAAACCGCAAAGGCGTTTGTATTCTTCGACACCTGCTGCTTTACCAGCGACAAGATGCTGTGCGATTACTCCTTCCTGCTCGGTGAGCTTACCAATCAGGTAGTCGTATTCGTTGCTGTACTGCATTAATTCTTACCCTTAGGTGCAGGCTTTTCAGCCTGTTGGGATTGCTGCATGTCCTGCCGACGCATCTGCGCCCCGTGCTTGAACATGTCGTTGTCGGTTTGTTGCTGCGCCTGCTGGCGAGTATTCGACATCTGAGACTGATGCTTAGCGAGGTCAACCATCATGCGGCTACCCTCAAGCTCGTCCTGACTCTTGCCCTGCATCTGCTGCTTGATGATTTCAAGAGCCATACGGGCCTCATCACCTTCGCCACGCTGAAGCAGTTCGGCTTCCTTAATGCGAAGCTCATCAGCCTTAGCAGCGGCATCAAGCATGTCCTTCTTGGACTTACGGTCAACTTCAGCCTGCTTAATCTGCAAGTCCTGCATCTGCATTTGCATGAGCGGGTCTTGTGCCTGCTGCTGCGCCTGCTGCTGCTGGGCTTCGGCTTGGTCTTTCTGCAAGAGGCGGGCAGCGGCTTGAGCCGCAAGCTGCGATAGCTGAACCTCAATTTCCGGCGGGAGATGATTTTCGCCATCCTCCGGCGGGGGCGGGAGTACGCCACCAAGCTGCTTCTCGATTTCCTTCCGGTACTGGAAGGCGACATGCTCCATAAGGTGAGCCATGCCAGCAGCTTGAATAGCCTGCGCCTGCGGGTTCTGCCCAACTATTGCCATCATCTTCGGGTCTTGCATCGCTGCCATGTGGACGCCGATGTGCGCCTCATGGTCTTGATACATGAAAGCCTTAACCGGCTTACCCGTAATGATTGCCATGTTTTCCGACACTGGGTCAACAGGCTTCATATCGTCCTCTATTGGAACGATTTTCTCGGCATTCTTGACGCCCAACGTCTCAATCATCTGACGATGCAGATAGGGCAGGTCGTAGATTTGCGGCGCAGACTGCGCCAACTGGTGGACAGCTTGATACTGCACCACTCGTTGCGCCATCGTACTGGCGTTGGGGTCGGACACGGGGATGACATCCACCATGTCGTAGTCGCCCTGCTTGGCAGACGCTTCACCCACCTCAGGCTCGTACGAATACGAATCCGGGGTGTTGTCGCGGATAATGCCAGCGAGGAGTCGGAACTCTTGCTTCATCGCGTAGTGGATGCGAGCCTGAATAGCCGACATTACCTTGAGCGTACGCTCAAGGATGGCAAGCGTCGTACCGACCGGAGCCTGCGCCGACATGTCGGACGCCCCAAGTTCAGCAGACGAAGCAAAGCGGCGTCCATCGTCAACAATCTTGTCCAGCAGGGTGACCAGCGTGGCACTTGGCTCCTTGTAGGGAAGCAAGAGGATGTTGTCGCGGATAGCGCCTGACGGAAGGTCAACATCCCTAAATTCGCCCGGGGAGATGGGCGTATCGTCGCCCTTGACCCGTAGACCAC